TACGATGCAAAGTTTAATTAATCAACAACCTAATTTATAGGAGAACAATATGGAATGGTTTAAATCAAAAGCAGGGCAATTAATCGCTTTAGCAACCATTGTAAGCACCTTAGCGGGGTTTGGTTATGCAGGAGCAGGGTATGTTAATAGACTAGAGAACTTAGAAAAGAAAATAGGCGGTCTAGGCGAAACGGAAGATGCACAACAAGTCATAGAACAAAGGTTTGCGACTATTGAAACCGCAGTAGAGTATTTAGAAAAAGAAATTGATGGTATAGAGATTCCTGATAACAACGATAAACTTTCTAATATAAAAGCATCACTAGCTGGTTTAACTAACGATGTAGAAAGAATACTTATTGATATTGAAAAACTAGAAGAAGGAAATAAAAATCCTTTAGCAAATTAATCTTTACAAGTTTATACATGGGCATAAAATTAAAAATAGTTTTAAATTGGTTATTAAATTTACTTAGAACTAGATATAAAGTTACAGTTTCTTTTAATAAAGAATATGGTGATTCTGATGATAAAACTTATGTATCAAAAAAAATTATTACAAAAAAAGAAAAACATCTTAAATTTAAAGATGAAAATAATAATTTGATTGAGTATAGAAGTGCTTCAGGTCTTAATTATATTATAGAGGATATGTAATGAACCAAGCATTAATAGCAATTATATTAACTTTAGGGTTTATAACTTTTTATTTATACACTCAAAACCAAATATTAAGTGCTAATAATTTAATATTAGAAGGAGCTATAGCCACACAAGAAGAAGCTATAAAAGGTTTGCAAGAAGATTTTGAATTACAAACTACACAGTTAAATGAATTAAATTTAAAAAGTCAGGCAGCACAAAGAGAGTTAAATAGATATACACAATTTATACAGAACTATGAATTAGCTTCTAAAATACTAGCTAATCCAATAGAAATGCAGAGGAAAATAAATAATGGAACTAAACACATTATGGAAGACATCGAAAAGATTAGTGCTACAGTTGATAGTCTTGATGATGGTTTGCAGTTGCAGTCTTCTTCCAACTAAACAAATAGAAATATCTGCAAAACCTTTAGAGCGTAATATAGCTCATCCCGTTATGCCCAGAGAAATAGATTTGCACGAGCCTATGTGGATGACTATAACTCCTGAAAATTTAGATGAGCAACTTGCTAAAATAGAACAACAAGAAGGTGAGTTAGTATTTTTAGCTATGACAATACCTGACTATGAAGTTATGGCATACAATATGCAAGAACTCAAAAGATACATAACAGAGTTGAAAGAAGTTGTTGTTTATTATAAAACAGTAACAACACCTAAAATAAAACAAGGGGAGTAATATGAATATATCACAAGAAGGAATTTCACTAATAAAAAAATTTGAAGGCTGTGAATTAAAAGCTTATCGGTGTCCAGCAAATGTTTTAACCATTGGGTATGGAATTACTAAAAACATAACTGAAGACATGGAAATAACTCAAGAAGAAGCTGACGAAATGTTAAATGAAGAAATAACTGAATACGAAGAATATGTTAATAACATGGTTAAAGTACCTTTAGAACAAAATCAGTTTGATTCTTTATGTGCTTGGGTATTCAATCTTGGACCAACAAATTTAGAAAAATCTACACTACTAAAACTTCTCAATGCAGGTGATTATCATCTTATACCTAGTCAAATAAGAAGATGGAATAAAGCAGGCGGAGAAACTTTAACAGGTCTAATAAGAAGAAGAGAAGCAGAATCTCTTTTGTTTGAAGGAAAAGAATGGGTTGAGGTCTAAAATGCCCTTAGCTAAATATGTTTTCAAACCAGGAATAAATAAAGAAGGTACTAACTACTCTAATGAGGGTGGTTGGTTTGATGCAGACAAAGTAAGATTTCGTAAAGGTAAACCTGAAAGAATAGGTGGTTGGAATAAATTTTCAGTTGAAACATTTATAGGAACGTGCAGAAAATTATTTACATATAAAACATCTGGTGGAGATTCTTACGTTATTTTAGGAACTCATCAAAAACTTTATAATTTAAGTGGTAATGTTTATAACGATATAACTCCTATAAGAGCAACTACAACTAATGGTATTGTTTTTTCAGGTACTAATGGTTCAACAACTATAACTGCTACTGATGACGATCATGGTTGCGTAGAAGGTGATTTTGTAACAATAAGTGGTGCGGTATCTTTAGGCGGTGTTGTAACTGCTGCTATTCTTAATGCTGAACATCAAATAACTGGAGTTGCTACTGATGATACTTTTACCTTTACAGTATCAGTAACTGCTAATAGTAGTGATAGCGGTAATGGTGGTTCAGCAGCAGATGCTGCTTATCAATTAAATACTGGACTAGATGTATATGTAAGATCAACTGGTTGGGGAGCAGGAACTTGGGGTGCTGGTACTTTTGGTTCATCTTCTGATATATCTGCAAATGGACAACTAAGATTATGGTCTTTAGATAATTTTGGTGATGATACTATTGTAAATCCTAGAGCAGGAAGTCTTTATTTTTGGGATAAGTCTGATGGTTTAACAACACGGGCTGTGGCTTTATCATCTGAAAGTGGTGCAAGTGATGTTCCAACAGCTTGTTTGCAAGTTATGACATCTGATGTTGATAAACACGTTATAGCTTTTGGAGCAAATTCTATAGGTTCTTCTAGTATTGATCCTTTACTTGTTAGGTTTTCAGATAGAGAAAGTGCAATAGATTGGACTCCAACTGCCACGAATCAAGCTGGTGGTGTTCAATTATCACAAGGCTCAACTATTGTAGGTGCATTAAGAACTAGACAAGAAATACTTATTTGGACAGACGTAGGAATAATTTCTATGCGTTTTGTTGGTGAACCTTTTATATTTTCTTTTACAGAAGTTGCTGAAGGAATGTCTTTAATAGGTCCTAATGCTGCTGTAACAGCAAATAATAGAGTTTATTTTATGGATCGTAATGGATTTTATGTTTATTCTGGAAATGCAGAAAGATTGCCTTGTACTGTTTTAGATTATGTTTTATCTGATTTAAATCAAAATCAAGCATACAAAGCATTTGGCGGAGCTAATGAAAGTGTAAATGAAGTTATGTGGTTCTATCCTTCAGGTTCAAGTACAGAAATTGATAAATACGTTTTGTATAATTATTTAGAAGGCACTTGGTCTATAGGAACAACTTCTGATAATTTTGTAAGAACAGCTTGGGATGAAGCATCTGTTTATGAAAATCCTATAGCAGCTAGTAAAAATGATGATTCAAACTTAAATTACGCATATAACCATGAAATAGGTCATGGTGATGGAAACGATAGTTTTTCTTCTTATATTGAATCCAGTGATTTCGATTTAGCACCTGACGGAGAAAGATATACTTTTATATCTAAATTAATACCAGACGTAGAATTTAGAGATCAACAATCAACTAGTGATACAGTTACATTTACTATTAAAGGTAGAGATTATCCATTACAAGACTTATCTACTTTACAAACAATTAACGTAACACCTAATTCTACGTTTGAAAATACACGAGCCAGAAGTAGACAAGCAGCTTTAAGAATATCTAATTCATCTAGTGATTACGGATGGAGATTGGGTGATTTAAGGTTAGAAATAAGACCAGATGGTAAAAGATAATGGCTGATATCAAAACGATTGCATTACCTTTAGCTGATATAGAATATGATTCTAACAATGAAGCATTAACTAGAAGAACTATAGAACAAGCAATAGAAGATATAAATGTTAAGATTACTACTGTACAAAGAATGCAATCTACAATTACTAGCAAAGCTTCTAAACGACATCAATTTTTATTAATGGGTATGAAACATGTCTGATAATTTAAAAGTATTAGGTCAAGTAGACCCAGCAGCAACAACAGTTACTGTGCTTTATACAGTGCCAGATATGACACAAACAACTGTTAGTTCTATTGTGGCAGCAAATCGCACAGGTTCTGCTATCACTTTTAGACTAAGTGTTCATGTGGCTGGTGCTGGTGCTGACGATAAACAATATTTATATTATGGCAAATCTGTTGCAGCTAATGATTCCCTAGCAATAGTTTTAGGTATAACATTAAATCAAACAGATGTTGTAAAAGTTTATACAAGTGCAGTAGACATGAGTTTTAATATGTTTGGCTGTGAAACAAAAGAGGAAAGGTAATGGATATTAAACAACAAACGCAGAACGTAGCAAACCAAGGTCGCTATGGCGATTCTATGCTTATGCACGTTAATCCAGCAGAAGTAAAAGGATTAGCGTCTGCTATGCCTATTACAGTCAATCCACAAACAGGACAGCCAGAAGCTTTCTTACCTTTTTTAGCACCCCTTTTAGGAAGTGCATTAGGAGGTTCATTATTAACAGCAGGAGGATTAGCAGGTTTATCAATGTCTCCAGCTCTTGCAGCAGGATTAGGAGCAGGTTTAGCTACATATATAGAATCAGGTGGTTCTGGTTCTAAAGCACTATTATCTGGCGTAACAGCAGGATTTGGAACTAATGCTGCAAATGCAGCAGCACAAACTGCGGGTACAGCAGCAGCAACTACAAGTAATATAGCAGCAGGTATGACACCAGAATTAGCAGCACAAACAGCACAAACAGCAGCAACAGCAGCACCAAGAGCTGCAACTGGAGCTTACGAAGCACTAGGAGATACTTTTACTGGTGGATTTTCTGGATTTGACCAAGGAGCAAAAGCATTAGCATCAGCAGCAGCATCTCCTAGTGGAATGTTAGCTGGAACAGCTTTAGGTGCAAGAGGAATAATGGAATCACAAGAAGCTTTTGCAAGACAAATGGGTGAAAGCGAAGAAGAATACAAAAGACGTAGAGAAGAAATGTATCGTAACACTCCAGAGCCTATTCTTTATTCTGCTGGTGGCGGTAGAACAGGTTATTATGAAGGTGGAGATTTTGGTAATTTTGGTCCTGGTGATATTACAGGTGGTAATTTACCTCAAATATATGCACCCGCTAAACGTGCTTACGATGTAAACCCTGATTTTATGGCAGGCTTTGCCCCAGAAACTATGTACTTTGATCCTGCTACAATATCTGCTCCAGCTTCTAGCCTAGCACCAAATGCACCTACAATAGGGATTGATTCATATCAAGGCTCTAGAGGTGGATATGGAGGCAGGCAAGCTGCTATAGCACCACAAATCGCCATTAATCCATATGAAGCTTATAGTGGAAAAGCACCTAGAGGTTTAGAATTTTCAAGAGAAATACCTGCTCCTAATCCTATAATGCCTGTTATACCAGATATTCCTATAACAAATCCTGGAGATGGAGTAGTAGGTATACCTGGTGGTATTAATATTCCTAATATAGGAAACATAGATTTTAGTGATTTAGATTTTCAAGCATTAATGAATCAATATGAAAATGGAGAATTTGATTCTAAAAATATATTAGACCAATTTAATATTCCTGAAAAAGAAATTGGTGTAGGTGCAGGTTTTGATGAAGTTAATAATAACTTTGTACCAATCACAGGAGATGATTTAGGTCTAGGAGAAAATTTTAATGATCTAGGTTTTACGCCAACAGTTAACTTACCAGAAGTTAATCCAGCTTTAAATATAAACACAGGTTTTACACCAAATATAGATATACCAGAAATTACACAAGCTCAAATTGCACAAGCACAAATGGCTGCACCTGAAGTAGATTTATCTCAAACAAATATACCAGAAGTTTCTATACCACAATTAGCTCAAAACCAAATAAATATACCAGAAGTAGATGCATCTTTAATGACTGAATCTGAGTTAGCTCTACCTCAAATAGATTTATCTCAAATAAATATTCCACAAACTGATGCTAGTGCCAATCAACTTGGAGAAAGCATACCTAATGCTAGCCCCCTCAGTGCTGAAGCTATAGCCAATCTATTAGGTCCACAGGCTAATGTAGAAGATATATTTGCCCCAGAGTTTTTACAAGAATCCGTTAATAACAATTTAACAGATAGCTCTATGTTAGGTGGCTCTATGCTTGGTATGTCTGCTGATGCTTTAAGAGCTGAGGGTGGAACTCCACAACCTAGCACAGGTGGCGGACTCTTTGGAGGTTTGATTGCACAATCTCAAGGTGCAACTTCACCAGTAGCTGCACCAATAGCACCACCAACAGGAGGAACACCAATAGCTCCGTCTGTACCTTTGCAAAATATAGCAGCATCTGGACCAACATTAGCACCTGCTTCACCTGTAGCACCGCAATTAGCACCGCAATTAGGACCGCCATCTGTTGATCCTACGCTTATGCCAGCACCAGATTTAACTCCTAAACCAAGAACACCTATAACTGCTCCAGGATTACCGATACCACCTCCTGATTTAAAACCTGTAGCTCCAGTTCCAGTAGAACCTAAAGAGATGATTACATCACCTAAAGAAATAGAACAAATAAAACAAGTAATACCTCAATTACCTGTTCAACAATTACAACAAGTAATACCTCAGTTACCACTTGAAACAATACAAGAAGTAATACCTCAGCTACCACCTGAAATAGCACAACAAGTAATACCTCAGTTACCTTCTGAAGTAATAGAAAAACTAATATTGCCTGCACCTGTATCAAAACAAACACCAGTAGCTAAAACTCAAGCAGCTACTCCAGCGTCAATGCCTGAGTTATCCCCTCAATTGAAACGAATGATGAAACCTACTGAAAGGAATTTTAAACCAAATTTAAGAGGTAGCAGAAATAGAAAGGCTG